CGATACTTTACTATAACTCAGCGATTAGAAACGCACTAAGTTTTTCTCAACATTTACCACTCCGTACATAGATGTGGGTGTTGATGCTGGAATCAAATCCAAGTTAAATAGTATATGTGCTTGTTGTAGAACCCTCTCCCTTAGGAGTAGGTGGAAGTGATTTGTTATTAGTTTCTAATAACTTTGCCTCTTTTTTCAAGGCTCTCTTCATGCAATCTGTCCATATTCTTCATAGCTTTATTTGAACCACATCCATTCGCGGTCTTAATTCATCGTCTACCCGTTTAAATTGGGTAATAACATTTACGTTATTGATAGCTTTAAGAGCTTCCAGACTATAAATATAAGACTGTGCGACGGTATTTTGTCGACCAAGACGAGTCATTTCTGATAGCAATTTGTCGATCGTATCTCTTGAGTGCTCGACCTGAGGACCAACCTGGTTACTTAAAACCCTGGTTATCCACAGATCTACATCTCTAAGATCGTTTTCGATTCTATTGTATGCTGAGGGAGGTACATCAACTGTACCTTCTGTAGCCATTGTCCACGACGGTGTCTTAACTCCATCGCTCTTCACGATCCCCGTACTGAAGTAATCACTTGGTATCAAACTTTGCAAGTATATCAAGCCAAATCGGCGCCATAACTGAGTTCTTGACTCAGACACAAATTTGGTAATATAATCGCTCGTAATGAAACTGAAAGCTTTCTTTACAGCCGGTTGTACGATTTGAACAACTTCTTCCATGAAGAGTTTACATACTCGTTCATGTGGCCCTAGAAGGGGGTTACCCTTGCCCAACCACGCAGAAACTTGTTCTGCGTCGGATGTCATTGAAGGACTGTTAAAGGCCATTATTAGCATTCGTATTTTCGCGGATTGAACCCCGATGTGTCGATCTAGACCGCCCAGTACTTTATAACCAAAGCCCAAGGTTTTCACCAATTGAGCTAAAGTTAATTTGTACTTGTGCGCGAAAGCTATCGCCGCCGGTAAGGTCCAGGTTGCAGTGATAAACTCCAATAAAGGAACAGGACTTACGTCTATTCCCTTATAGAAAGTTTTCTTTGCAAACTCGATACCAATCCCGTGAGTGCTAAGCAGAGACTTATGAAGTCCGCACTTAACGCCCAAGGAATCGACAATCAATAAATATCGATCCTTGACAGCCCGATCACCTATAACTAGGTCATCTCCAAGAATGGCATAATTGCTATAAAGTTGTCCCCAGGGACAAAGACCACTTTGCCACGCCGATACGTTGACTATGTAGTGATGAGTCAGGGCTAACATAGCCCATGAGCTCAGAGCACCCATTGGTTGCCCAACTGCATACGTGAGTAGTTTAACTTGAGGAAGACCGAAGTCATCTTCAACTTCTACCGAGTATTCTCGCTCCACCAACAAACGACTCCAATTTACCGCAAACTCCTTACCATAAAGTAATGATAAGAGGTGAATTTGAAGTGAAATCGGAAGACGGTCAGTGGCTGCAGTCAGATCAAGAGAGTAAGCTCCGGGCCATTCAGTGTAATTCAATACAGGTCTAAGCTGGTCAAAAGTACCGTCAGTCGGAAGGGTCCTTAGAATTCTAAAGATTTCCTCATGAAGCGGTCCTAACACCCAGTTAGTCCATGAATCTACCATTGCAAACACCCTAACCTTACCTGCAGGTTCGTTTTTAAGCCCTAACTTCCCTAACGGATAATCCGTAGATGGAAGCTTAAAGTTTAAAGCGAGGTCCGCTCCTTTTTGAAAGAGCGAGACGAGCCCTGGATACCGAATATGTTTTTTAGTTGCTTTCTCAAAATACTTTGCAAAGTACATGATAATAGCATCGGTTCCATGCTCCTTATGCAGTCTAGCCGCGGTAAGCATAGTAAATGGATGAGAAGAGGATTGCCAAGGATTAGCTCCCGGCGCGGATTTAAGAATAGGCGTCATCTTAATAGGATGCGTATCTAACTTATTTCCAGCCCGTCTTACTATCATTTCAGCAAAATCAGGTCCCGCATCAAATACAGAGTCATAGACGTCTGTAAGAGATTTGTTACCTTCAAAAGCATCCGTGATAGTAGATAGCTTAATCTTTCCGGGGAACTCAAGGATTCGATATAGATTAAATATCGTGAGATAAAATCTCATTAAATCCGTATTTCCCTTAGCAATCAGTACTCGGTCTTGATTTGGAATCATCCGAGGCAGCCCCCCGGCACCCCTAGATATTCGGGTATTTAACCCCGACATATCATGGAGTCGAAATCCACCCAAACTTTGTTGGAGGATTACGGTAGCTGCTTTAAGATGAGTCACAAGACCCTTCATCCCCTGTTGTTTATATAGAACAGAGAATCTATATACAAGCTTACATATAATACTCAACCGGAACTTGGTTGTTCCAAGACCAATAGCAGGAAGTAATCTTTTGAAAACTCCTACCATCAGCCCCTTACTTTTTACAGTAAAGCTGTCATTTAGAAGTGCTTTGGTTATAAACACTGTACCGGAAATTCTATTTCTCGATATCTCCTTTAAGAGTTTTAATTCTTTCATGGATGATTATTGAGAAGGGAGCCTATTGTTATCCCTTTAAGGCATTACAGTGAGCTTTCGCATTAAGGTAAGACGGTCAAAGACTCTACCAATATAACTTTCTTAAGGTTTGAGGTATAGTGGTTAAACCCACAATTGTCTATCCCACTGCCGCCATTGCTAGCGATTCGTCGGACATGTTATAATTTATCAGCCTATCTAAATCTTCGGTTTCCCTGTTACGGGGCCGCAGACACTCCGTTAAGAGTACAGTGATAAGCTGTTTAGAGTTCTTTATTAATATCGAAAGGAATAAACCCCCTTTCAACATAATAAAGTCTCTGATCGCTGGTCTACCCAAATTGGTTTGACTACGAACTCATAACAATATTGTCTCGGTTTTCTAAGAGCAGGAGAATTTCTTCCCCTCTGGTATGGTGGCCAGGAAGGTTTGCACCCTTCTTTACGTCGTCTGCCGATAGTTCTTGAGATTTATTACGCAATCTAGCAATAGATGATAAACAGCCGATTAACTAACTTTTTAGGAACAAGTTTCACGCACGAAGCATTACTAATTGCTGAATTGGAAGATTTTCCAATTTCTAAGGGGGGTTAACCCCTT